TGTGTTCGTCCCCCTTATGCTTTACCTTTTGAGGGGCGGGGGATAGGTCTGATCCTGGTGGCCGTCGTCCTTATCTATTCAGCAGCGGGAAAAATAAAAAAATTCGGTCGCTTTAAAAAAGTCCGCGTTGACCGCTCCCCTTAAAATTGCGGTTTTATTTATTATAAAAAAGAAAAGGAAGAGCCCGGCTTTCCGGGCTCTTGGTAAATGGTTCTGCTTATTACTTTTTGAACTTAGCAAAGGTTAACTCGTAGGATCCCATGGCTGCCAATGCAACAATGACCGCGTTGACGGCTGCCAGGATTGCGTTCTGCGCAGTCAGCCCAGCAGTAAAGTGTGTTGCCAGGATCATGACAGCCAGCGCGATCACGTAAGCGACCAGCCTTGTCGGGATCTTCCAGACCTTGTCGATCGGAAGCTTCAGCAGCTGGACCACCAGCAGCGTGGCCAGCGTCGCGCCGGCGATCGTGGCCAGCTGCTCCCAGGTAAAAGGTTCTGTGGGCAGCTCGCCTTCCGCCAGAGCCACAGAACATGTCAGCAGCATGGCAGTCAGCAGCACCAGACAAAGCAATAACTTTTTCATTCGTCTTCTTCCTCTCTTTCCCTTGTTGCTCTGGCCGCCATGTAGGCAACCAGGCTCTCGTTCGCTTCCTTAAGTTTTTGATGATCGTTCCCGGTGATGAAGTGCATCAGCATGCTCTGGTTGACGATCAGCAGCTGGCCGATGTCATCGGACTGGTCTTTGAACTTCCGGCTTCCTTTTCTCAACCTTTCGTTCACGGTCTTCATCTGGTCCTCCAGGTTCCTCACCCGACCGCGCACGCTCATCCCGCGGATCGCATCGATCCCGCTGCGGATGGTGGACGCCAAGACAAAAAAGAGGATGATCACCGCCGCCACCAGCAGCACCGTCTCAAAGCTCAGGGCAATGGTCGGCCCTTCAATCTTTGGCAATGGTATCACCTCCTCCCTGTCCAATGATCAGCAGCACCTGCATCAGCCCAGCCCTCCGGTGATCTGCGTCAGCTTCCAGCTCAGGCTGTCCGCGATCTTCAGCAGCAGCTCCGCCTCCCGCTTGGTCAGCGTCAGGGTGACCTCCGCGGTCTCCGGATCAGCTGCCGGCATCTTCGGACCATCCGCAGCCGCAGGCGCTTCCGGATCCTCGCCGGGCTCCACGGTCGCGCCACCGAACCGGAGGAACTCGGTCATCATGTACCAGCCCTTCCGCCGTCCGTAGCTGACCTTGCACCACTTGTCTCCATGCTCCAGCACTTCCACGCTGGTGCCCACAGGGACCTCATCATACAGCCGGTAGCTGCCGGACCCCGGGCTCTTTCCGGCCCTCAGCTTCACGTTCCCGCCATTCGCGGACCAGACCACCGCCGTCTCCACGGTTTCGCCCCCTTTGTCATCCTGCTGGTCGTCTCCGTCCAGCAGCCTGTCGATCTTCTCCCCATAGCTCAGCCGGGACCAGAGCCCGACGCAGTTCCACCCGCCGCCGCGGATCGTCTTCCCCCGGAAGGCGCTTTCAAAAACTCCGCCGCGGGATTCGCTGCTGTGTATGGCGCCTTCGCCCTGCCCGGTGGTGATCCCGATATGCTTGGCGTTCCCCAGGCCGTCATGGTAGCCCCTTTTGACCTCTCCGCCGTCGTGCGCCAGAATAAACAAAAACGCGCCTTTCGGCACGCTTCCGAACCGGGCCTTGCACTCCTCCGGGGTTCCGGTCCATCCTTCCGCCCGGATCTTCCGATACCAGGCATTGCTCCCCTTCAGGTCCGCGGAGATGCCCGCGTCCTGCAGGCACTTCTCCACGAAGTCCTGGCAGTCCATCTCCTGGTAGCTTCTCCCGATGTACTTAAACCCGGCCGCGGCCAGTTTTTCCGCGCTTGCTTTGTTCATGATCTGTCCTCCATCTTGCCCAGGCCTCGCGCAGGCCATGCCGCCCGCGCTGCCCAGCTGCGCCTCTGCCGGCGTCCTCGCTGCAGGTCGGGCAGACCTGCAGGCCTTCCGGGATGATCTCCCCGCAGCAGACGCAGCGGTCGCCGTCGATCTCCATGCCGCTCTCCTCCTGTCAGATCTCAGTCTCCTCCGCACTCTCCAGCCAGGCGGCGTAATGCTCCCGGATATGGCCTTCCAGGCTTCCGCCCCACTGCGGGTCCTCCGGGTCGATCCCGTGGACCACCCGCAGCCGGATCCCGTAGTCCACCCGCCCGGTCAGGTCGTCCATGATCGGCACGATCTCCCCAGGCGTCAGCCAAACGTCCACCAGCCCGTCGCCGCGCTCGGTGATCCGGTAGAAGTCGGAGATAGTCTTCATTCGTCCCCGGCTTCTTCCTTCGGCCGCGGCCCGCAGATGCTCATGGCCTGGGCGGCCGTGATCGTCCCCTCGTCGGCGTACTGCCACACCCTGGCGGCGGTGATCTCATGCCGCCGGTATTTCCCCTTAATGATCAGGTAAATCATCAAATTTCACCTCCGGAGATGATATAGTCCTCCAGCATGGCCACCCGCTCCTCCAGCGTCGGCATGGGTTCCTCCTCCTGGGTGCCGTACTCCCACCAGCCTTCAAAGTCCGCGGCGATATCCTCGGCGGTCTCCTCGCGCTCTGCCTCCAGTTCAAACAGGGCCTCGTCGTAGACGTACAGCGTCTGCCCGTCCTCCTGCTCCTCCCGAACGTTCCCGGCCATCCGGACGATCTTGGTCCCGTCTTCCTTCTCATCCATCAGCACTGCAGAGGGCTGCGCGCTGCTTCTCGTATCTCTCAACAGCATTTTTGACGTTCTCCCTTCTTCTTCTCGCGGCCTCCCGGCTCCAGTACGCCTGGACGCGCCGGGCCACCCGCATGATCTCCTTGGCGTGGTACTTCTTCTCAAATCCGCGGCTGTTGGCGTTCCGGATCATGCCGTTCCGGCTAATGATCTGGCAGGCCCGCTGCCGTTTGATGGTTCCTGTCTTCTGGTATTCGGTCCAGGCGCGGCGGAAGTTCCGGACGATCCTGGGCACGTTCCGCTTCCGGATCGTAATGTGGGTCCGGCTGATCCTATAGCCGCCCGCGTCGATGGCCACAACGCCCCGCCGCGCACCCCTGCGTCCTTTCCGGGCCCTCTCTTCCTCGACGGACCCGATCCGCATAATCCCGCTGGTGGTCCGGCAGCGCATGCCGTACTGATCCGCCAGCCATTCGCTCAGCTTCCTCACGGCCTGCTTCAGCCCGCTCTCGCTCCTGGCCATGAGCTCCACGTCGTCCATAAAAGTGGTGGCCCGGATCACCAGCGGATACCGGTTGCCCCGCCGACTCCTGCTCAGCCCCAAAACGTACCGGAGCCCATAGCTCATGACGTAGTTAAACAGCCAGGCGTCCAGGTATCCGCCGATGATCAGGCACCCACCCGGCGCAGCCCGTCCCAGCATCCTCATGCAGGCGTGGATCCATTCGGCCCGCGGGATCTCCTCCCGGATCAGCCTGGCCACCACGCTGTATTGGATGCTGGCGTAGGCGTGCACGCCGTCGATCTTCTGGCAGAACCGGATCCCCAGTTTCCTGTTCAGCATCCGCTTGATCTGCCGCGCCAGCCCCGTCTGTCCCTTTCTGGGGATGCTGGCGTGCTGCGTCGGCAGGATCCGCGCCTGCAGCAGCTTCTCGATCCCGATCTTGACCGTGTGCCCCAGCAGCTGGTGCCGGTAGCATAGCGTCGCTATGTCCCGGACCTTCCCAGTCCCTCCGTCTCTCCGCGGCTTGACGGTGACGGGCTCCAGCTGCGGGTCCTCTCCGCGCTGGATGCCCTCCACCATGTCCTCGACGACCATGGCCACCTCCTCCAGGATCTCGTGCTTCAGCCTGCCGCTCAGCTGGCGGTTTTCGTGTTCGTCCGCCATCAGCTCGTACCGGCTGTAGCCCGTCCATTCTTCCAGGAAGGTCCGCGTATCGCCGCGCCGCCATTTATCCCGCAGGCACTTCTCCGCTGCCAGCCAGGCCACGTCATGGTCAAACCTGCGCCAAAGCTTCGGCATGGATCAGTCACCTCCGGAGGAGAAAAGTCTTTCTGTTGAACTCAGCGGCTTTCGGTTAGGCGTGCCTTGCATAACGTTCGGGCGGTCTCCAGCTCATCGCTATCTCGTGCGCGGTGCGCGAAGCTTGCGACTGCAAGCTCGCGGTGCGCGCGCGATTCCTGTTGCCCGTCCGCAGGCCCGTCTCTCTGACTACTTGCCGCACGCGGCCGCCCCTTGCGCCGCGCCTGAAGCTATCCGCTGCCGTTTCCGGATTTGGAATCATCGCCCCGTGCTGGGATTAGCTGATTTTCATTTCGCGGACGTCGTGACATATTAGACTCCCCGCCACGGGAGCCTTGCGCAGGGCTTCCGGTTTGACCCTTCCACCCTTTGCCCAGAAAGCCGGGGCCGCTCGTTCCAGTTCGCATTGCCGGGCGTATTGTTGCCATTAGCACCCGCCAGGCCGCCATTGCCGCCGTTGTTCAGATTCATGAACCGCCACGGAGCACGGACGCCGGACGACGCGTTGAAATAGAAGGCCGACCATGTCACGAAACCCTTGGGCCGGGTCACCCCGGCCTTGTGCTGCCCTTCTCGGGCCTTTGGTCTTGATAGGAATCAATCAGGGGCCGCGCGGCCCCTCTGGGCGGCTTACGCCGCCCATTCACCCCGCTTTTTCCCAGATCCGGAAAGCCGGGGCCGCCCGCTCCAGCCCGCACTGCCGGGCGTATAGCTGCCATCAGCACCCGCCAGGCCGCCATAGCCGCCGCTGCCCAGAACCATGAACCGCCACGGAGCACGGACGCCGGACGACGCGTTGAAATAGAAGGCCGACTTTTCAAAGGTGGTGGAGCTGGCCCCCAGGGCGTCCGGATAGATCATGCCCTTGCTGTTGATCGCCAGGTGCTTCTCATACTGCCACCCGGAGGTCGGGCAGCTGAAGGTGCCCACTTCCTCATAGTCGCTGGTAATGCTGCCGGCCTGCTTCTCGCTGTCTCGGCACTGGTACACCGTGTAGATGCTGTTCGGATCTCGCTCCGCGTCGTAGTCGCTCATCCAGAGGGGATCCAGCCCTACGGCATAGGCCCCGTCGATGATCTCCACGCCCGCGATCCTGGCCGGCGTCTTCCCGTCGGTGCAGCTGCCCAGGCTTCCGTCCTTGTGCCCCGGCAAGTGCTCCGTGGTCCCGGGCGTCCAGGGCAGCGTGCAGACGAAGGCCCCTTCCGGCACGTTGACGTCCGCCGCCAGATCCAGGTACACCCTGCAGTAGGCCGTCCCGTCGATGGTGACGTCTTCCTTCCGGATCACGTTCCCGCGCCCGATCTGCGCGCCCCGCTTTGCCGTCCCGATGTCCAGGAAGCTGCCCATCAGGATGTTCGCCCCCTGGGCCGGCGTCAGCACCACGCTCCGCACGCCATCTTCCGCCAGGCTCACGGTGTACTCCAGGTTATACGCCAGGCACCCCTCGATGATGCCGCTGTTCTCCAGGTCAAAATGCCGCATCTGGAAGAGGTCCTTCACCGGCTCCAGGTCCGTGTCGCTGTAGACGCCCTCATAGGCGTTCCACTTCCGCGCGTTCGTGATCCCGGCGTTCGCGCTGTTGCTGATCGCTGTCACGTTGCTGTTCCGCGCCCAGCTGTCCGGCATAAACCCGCTGCCGCTGGTCAGCTTCCCGCCGCTGGTCAGGCTTCCCCCGAAGGTCGCCTCCCAGTTCATGGCCCGGTGGCTTCCGTCCGGGGCCACGTCCCCGGCCCAGGGCTTGAAGGCGCCCTCCGGCTGGGTGGCGAAGGTCTTGTACTCATACGCCCCGTCGGTATAGTGCAGCTTGAAGAGCCCCAGCCGCCCGGTGTAGACCGGCGCCGTGTTTCCCGTGATGTCGAACTCCGGGTCCAGCCCTTCCACGGCCAGCACGTTCATGGTCCCGTCCGCCAGGCTCAGCCCGTTGAACCGGATGTACCAGGTCATCGGATCCTCGTCCGCCCAGTCCGCATCCGCGCCGGTTTCCTCCGTGGCGCAGGCCGCGGCCATCCGCCCGGCCAGGTCTCCCAGGGGCGTCAGCGCGTGCACCCCGGTGGCGTTGACCCGCCAGTCCGGCCCCCGCAAGGTGTAATACTTGCCCGCCCAGGCCTTGCCCAGCAGCGTGAACCACCGCTCCAGGGTGTGGTACCGGTTCGCCTTCGCCGTGTCCTCGCTCAGCTCATCCTGGGCCCGCGCCAGCTCCCACCAGTCCCGGAAGATCTTCGTCGTGTTCTCCCCGTTGATCATGGCCCCGAACATGGCATCCAGCGTCACCGCGTCCGCCCCGCCGCTGTGGGCCTTCAGGATCGCATCCCGGATCCCGTCCAGCTGCGGCAGGTAGATATTTTTTCTGACTTCTCCGGCCATTGGTTTCTCCTCCCAAAATCTTTTTTTCTTCCTCTTCAGTCCTTCGCCCCGGCGCTGTGGGGCTTCCCCGCGGGCCGGGCCGGCGGTGCCCCTTTACTCCAGGACATAGGGGATCCCCTCGCTGTCCACGTAGCAGAGCCCCGGCCCCTGGGCGGCCACCACGGTCTCCGCAGCCTCCCGGGCCGCGGCTTCCGCCTCCTCCCGGGCCTGCTCCGCCGCTTCCTCGTGCCCCTGGGCCTTCCCGGCGGCCGTCTCTGCCTCCGCAGCCTTCGCCACCACGGTCTGCTCCGCCTGGATGATAGCCGTCCGGTCTTCCGCCGTCTTCCCGGCATAGTATTTCGCGTTATTGTGATAAGTCTGGTCGGTCTCGCTCACCGGCACGCCGTGCCGCTCGCCAACGGCCCAGGCCTCTGCGTTGTATTCGCTGGCTGTGCCGCCCATGTCGACCTCCATCTCCATCTCAATCTCGGCCGACGGCTCGACCTCGACCTCCATCTCGATCGTCGGGCTGATTTCCTCGATTCCGTTGTCCGGCATGCTTTCGCCCTCCTCTCCGTCAGATCAGCGCCGTGGTGGCCTTGATCCGGATCACGTGGTCGTCCTCCGGCGTGTTGACCCCGCTGCCGTTGACGATCTTCTGCTCGCTGTCATAGACCGGATCCGTCGCCGCCGTGATGGCGTAGGGATAGTCCCCGGCCGGCAGGTAGTCCGTGTCCGTGTTCACAAACGGGACCTCGATGCACCCGTCCACCACCTGGCAGATGGCCTCCTTCACCGGCGTCCCGTTGGGATACGCCATGCAGAAGTAGACCCGGTCGTCGTTCCCGAAGCTGTAGCCCGTCAGCCGGATCCGGACGGTCCCGGTATTCCCCTTGTGCATCAGGATCGTCCGCTTGTCGTCTGCAAGTTTGAACATTTTCCCATCACCTCCCGCTCATTCTTCCCGGATATAGGCGTCCACCGTCGTGGTCCCGCTCCCGGTGTCGTGGCATACCATGAACAGCTTCCCGATGTGCCAAACCACGGCCCGCCGGTCCTCCAGCACCCCGCCGACCCACAGCACGTCCGGCACGCTCCCGTCCGGATCCGGAGCCACTTCCGCCACGGCCTGCCGGGCCAGCTCATACATCTGTGTGCTCGTCATCCTTCTTCCTCCTCGCTTTAGGTCTCCGGATCCTCTTCCGGATCCTGTTCATCCTGGGCGGCGGCCTGCAGCTCTTCCTTTTCCTTCTCCAGCTGCGCCACCCGGTCCATCAGCCCCTTCACTTCCGGGATCATGTCCTTCAGCGTGTTGATCAGCGCCTGCCCCGTCTGGTAGATCTCCGGCTGGTCGATCCTGGGCCGGATCCCCGCCACCGCGTTCACGCAGTTCTGCAATGTTGCCAAAATGTCCATGCTTCTCTTCTCCTTTTATGCTGATTTTTTATTCCCATGTAAACGAGGACGCCGTGTAGCTGGAGGCCGTATAGCTGGATTTTACATAGCTCATATACTCCGCCGTATACTTGGACGCCGTGTAGCTGGATGCCGTGTAGCTGTGCTTGGAGGCCGTGTAGGTACTCGCCGTATAGCTGGACGCGCTGTAGCTGTGCTTGGAGGCCGTGTAGGAATCGGATCCCGCGGATATCTGCACGGTATTGTCTCCGCTCAGGTTCAGCGTCGTGCTGCTGTTGACGGTGATGCTGCTTCCGCTGTTCAGCTTGTAAGACGGTTTCGTGTGGCTGTGGCTGGACGCCGTGTAGCTGTGCGTTTCCTTGGTGTAGCTGCTTGCCGTATACTTGGATGCCGTGTAGCTGTGCGTCTCCTTGGTATAGCTGGAGGCCGTATAGCTGGAGGGCAGATACTCGTAGGTCTCCGGCGTGTAGCTGGATTTGGTGTAGCTGCTCGCCGTGTACTTCGCCGTGTATTTCGTTTCTGTCTCGCCCAGGGCGTCCTTCTTCGGCCCGATGATGGAGTTCCCGCTTCTGCTGATCGCGTCGCAGGCTGCGTTCCATCCTGCCAGGTACGCCTCCGTCCCGCTGACCGCGGTGGCGGTGTGCATCTCGGTGCTGCCGGCCTTCGCCTTCGCCGTCGCTGTGTACTTGTGGGTCGTGGCGCTGTAGGAGAAGGTCGGCGCGGTGGCCGTGATGGCCAGCTCCTTGGTGCTGCTCTGGGCCGCCTTAACCTTGCCCGTCTCGGTGTCCGCCGTGACGCCCATCTCCCCGTGCCCGACGGTCCGCCCGTCCGTGTAGGCCTGCGTTCCGCTGTGGTTCAGGGAGGTCACCGTGTGCATGACGGTGTCCCCGGCCTTCGCGCTGGCGGTGGCCCGGTAGTAGTGCCCGGAGGAGTTGTAGGTGAACTCCGGCTCTGTGGCCGTGATGGTCAGGCTCTTGGTTGACCCCTGAACCACCTTGACCACGCCGTTTTCAGAATCGGCTTCCAGCCCCATGTCCGCCCGGCCGTTCCGTCTTGCCGCCGCCACGCCGTCGATATACGTCTGCGAGGCGGCGATATTAAAATTTATGCTTGGCCCTGCCGATCCTCCGACGGTGGTGGTGGGGATGCTGAACTGTCCGCCGGATTCCTGGGCGGTCCCGATCCCGCAGATGGCGCTCAGCACGTTGACGGGATCCGCTTCTTCGCTGCCCTTGTACTTAAAAGTGCCGTAGACTGTAAAGTCCCGGGCGCTGCCGGTGACGCAGGCGAAGGTATTTGTGGAGATATTCTGCGAATAGGAGTCATGGATCTGGCCGATGGCAGCGTCCAGCCCCGCAGATGTAACGTATCCGTCCACCACCAGGTTGCCCCCGCTGATGGATACGTTCCCCAGCTCCACAGCCAGCTGCGTGCCGACGTCGCCCTTGCTGACCCGCAGATTGATTGAATCCTTGTTCTGGTCGATCTGCGTCTGCAGTCCGCTGGCCGTGTCCGTGATCGTGCTCCGCAGGCTCTCGCTGGTGATCAGCAGCTCGTTCCGGGTGCTGTTGATCTCGTTCGTGAACTCCGTCCGGAGGCTTTCACTGGTGATCTGCAGCTCAGACCGTGTGGAGTTGTTAAGGTTCTCAAACTCAACCCTCAGGCTCTCGCTGGTGATCAGTAGCTCGCTCCGGGTCGAATTATTGAGATTCTCAAACTCAACCCGCAGGCTCTCCGCGCTCATCTCCAGCTCGCTCCGGAGGCTGTCCGCGATGTTGTTAAACTCGGCCCGCAGCTTCTCCTCCGTCAGGTCGATTTTTGCCTCCATGGTGACCAGGTACCCTTCCGCCCGGGTGACCCGGTTGTGGATGCCGTCCCCGTCCACGATGACCTCGGCGACCCGGCTCCAGTCCACCCCGTCCGGCCCGTGCCCGATGATGGCCTCGGCCACCATGCCCACGTGGGTGTCCGTGTCCACGAACCAGGCGTGATCCTCGCCGGCCTTCTTCATGCCGCCCCGGCCGCCGCCTCCGCTGCCGCTGGCCTGCTCTTTCTCGACCTCGCCGACGATGCTGGCCAGGTCCGGCAGCTCGTTCCCCAGCGTCACGGTGACCTCTTCCTTCTTCCGGACCTTATCCGGCACCCGGATCCGGATGATCCGCTCCGCGATCGTGGTGGAAAACTCCGGCAGCGGCACCTGGCATTTCCGGTTCATCGTCAGCTTGTCCAGGGGCTCCCCGGTACTCTCACTCAGCTCCAGCCCGCCGATGGTGACCGTCACTTTCGGCTGGCAGTGCCGCTTCAGCCGCTCCCATGCCCAGCTCCGCAGGGCGCTCTCCGTCTCCGCCCCGCTGAAGGTCTCCACCTTCGCCACCATGCCGTAGGTGCTCTCGTTCCGGCTGATATACTCCCCGGTCAGGTGCAGGTCGTCCTTGCCGATCGGATAAAACCGCGTATACATCCCGCTGCGGTCGATGACCCGCTTCAGCGTCTTGATGTTCCGCCCCGCCCGCATCTCGCAGGTGGTTTCGTCCGGGATCCTCCGGACGTGCAGCCGGAAGGGGATCCGGCTCAGGTCGTACTCCCAGCAGCTGTCCGGGCAGCTGTTGGTGACGGTCTGGATCGCGGAGAACAGCGTGTCCCCGTTAAACTGGTAGGGCCAGGCGATATCGTCAAAATCAAAGTCTCCCAGCCGCCAGAGGCTCTGTTTGCTCAGCACATACTGGATCGCCTGCTTCGCGCTGCAGGCGCTGGCCCCGGCCCCGGCGATGTCCTCCCAGGTGGTCTCCCCAAAGAGGACCTGGTCCTGCAGCGTGTTAATGATATGCTCCAGGGACAGCGACCGGGTCTCCGTGTTGTAGTTCATGTCCGCGGACCGGACGCGCCATACGATGCCCTCGCCGCATCCCGGCTCGTCGTCCAGCATCCAGGTGCCTACCGCGATCTCCGGATCCTCCGGCCCCAGCTCCAGGGTGGCCGTGCTCTTCTTCTCTTCAAGGTTCAGCCCCAGCGCCTCCGGCCTCAGCTTTCGCGCCGGCGTCAGGCTCTGCCCGCTCAACAGGATCATCCGCAGCCCCTCCGAATCCGTACTTCTTCTTCATTCTCGCCATCCATCTCTGGACGTTTACCGCGCCCCCGAATCCGTACATGCCCCGGGCCGCGCCGCAGCTGATCCCCAGGATCTTCTCCTTCTCCTCCGGGTTCATCCGCCCGATGTCCTCCTCCCAGGGGATGATCAGCTCTCTCGTGTAGTATTCCGCTAATTTCTCCCGCTTCTCTTCCGGGATCTTCCCGGAGGCAAACTCGACGCAGGCGTCGCAGATCCCCCTCCAGGCCTTCGCCGGCGCTTCCTCCGGCTTTCGCTCCATGGCGACCTGGGGAAGCATCACCCGGTGCCAGGCGATGTGCTCCCGGTTCCGTCCCTCGTTCTCCGGGCTGCTGGTGCAGCTTCCGGCTCTCAGGCACCACATCCAGATGGGCTCCGGGATTTCCTTCACCCTCCCGGGCTCCAGCTCCATTCCCGCCACCGCGCAGAAGAAGCTGTCCTCGCTGTAGGCCATCCCCTCCGGGAACCGGATCTTCTTCTCCTTCAACCAGGCCCGGCGCCAGATCTTCCCGTGGATGAAGGTCAAATTCCACCCGTCCACGCTCCGGACGTACCGCCCGGCCTTGTCCCGGTTCTCGATCACCATGTGGCCCCAGATCAGGTCCGCCCCGTCGCCCTTGTCCCGGATGGTGTCCAGGATCCGCCGCAGGCTGTCCGCGCTGTAGAGCATGTCGTCGCAGTCCGCGAACATGACCCATTCGCCCTTCGCCTCGTCCAGCCCCGCGTTCCGGGCGGCGCTGACGCCCCCTTCCGGCACGTGGATCACCCGCTGCACGAAGGGATACCTCCGCATCAGCATGGCGGCGTCCATCTTTCGGGTCTCTCCGTCCTGGACCACCGTCACGGCGCACTCCTCCCGGGTCATGGCCCGCTGAACGTCAAGCATCTGAAACATCTTTTCGCAAACCACCCAGGGCTCCCGCCAGTGGGTGATGATGATCTCCAGCTTCGGCTCCATCCTGTCCGCCTGCCTTTCTCAGTTATCCAAAACGCCCGGCGCAGCTCAGCTCCATGATCCCGCTCCCCCCGGCCGTATAGCTCACGGCCTGGACGCCGGGGTCGATGAATAGGTCATTGCTGCTGCCGGCGGTCCGCTTCGCCATCACGCTCCGGCTGCCGATCTTGCACCGCAGCAGGCTCCGCTTCCCGTCGTCCATGTGGTCCAGCTTGAAGGTCTCCCCGTTATTAAGCCCAAGCCCGGTGAAGCTGATGCTGCTTTTCCCGGCGGTGATGGTCAGGGTATTGATGGTGCTCCCGCTGGTGTTTTTGAAGGTCGCCTCCATCACGGTCTCCTGGTTCCCGTTGATCCCGAAGTTGAATCGCCCGCTGGCCGCGGTGGTCCGGACCTTCACCGGGCTCTCCTCCTGCCAGTAGGGAACCCCGTAGGCCCGGAAGGTTATGCTATACTGGTTCCGCTGCATGGCGTCGCCCTCTCCCGGCAGCTGCGCCGCGATCACCCGGATCCGCCGCCCCGGCTTATAGTTCACCGTCAGCCAGCCCCCCAGCGCCGCCCAGGTGTTCACCTTTTCCAGCACCTCGGCCCGCGCCTGGGGCCGGTAGCTCTTTTCGTTAATACTAAAGCTGATCACAATGTCCAGGCTGTCCCGGTGCATCCCGGTCACCCGGCTCCCGCTGCCGCCCCAGAGGGCCGTGGCGTCGATGCTCTCCTTGCCGGCTGCCGGCTCGATCTTCTGGATCAGGATCCGGCTGTCGATGCTGTCCAGCTGGACCCCGTCCAGTGCCGCCCGTCTCTTCAGAATCATCCGGATTCTCCTTTTCTGCTTATGCGTTCCTGGCGGCCACGATCTGCCCGCCGATGATCTCGCTCACCACCGGCGCCACCAGCCGGCCCACCGTCGTCCCGTCCAGGGTCACCTTGATATTGCCGACCCCGCTGGCGGCCCCGCTGGCCACGGCGCTCTGCATCAGCGCCGGCAGCCCGTTAAAGTTCCGCAGGTCCGCCCCGGTGATCCCGTTCTCGTTCTTGGTGTCCGCGCCGCTTCCGCCCGTCAGGCTGGTGTACCAGTCCAGCGGCAGGTCCTCCAGGCTCGTCTGGTCCTCCGTCTCGTCCAGCTTCTGCATGATCCGGTCCCATACGTCCCCGAAGCCGTCCCCCAGCACTTCCGTCATCCAGTTAAAGGCGTTGCCCTCCTCCTCCCAGGTGTCGGTCCCCAGAGTCGCGTTCCGGAAGGCGTCCCACCAGTCCTGGATGGCCGCGCTCTTCTCCTCGGCCGTGTGCGCGTCCAGGTCCACGTCCTCGACGATCTCCTCGACGGCCGCCTGCACGGCGTCCAGCAAGTTCTCCCGGCCGTAGTCCTCGTTTCCGCCCCGGGTCAGCCAGTCGTCGATGGCGTCGCTCATCCGGTCCAGCAGCTCCGTGTTTTCGCCGAAGGCCTCCTCGACCCCGGCCCAGGCGCTGTCCGACCCGTCCCCGGTGGGATCCTTTCGGAAGGCGTCCCACCAGCTCTCCAGCGCGGCCCGCTGCCTGGCGTCCAGCCCGCCGCCGATCTCCTGCATCGTCTCCTCCGCGGTCTTCGGCGGCTCCACCTCCCATGTCATCGGCTGTGCCCGCTCGTTCTGGATCTCGCCGTTTTCGTCCTGGGTGAACCCGGCTTCCTTCGCGCTTTCTGTCAGCTGGCCGTTTTCGTCCAGGATGTCGTCGTTTCCCTGTTCGGTGATGGCGTTTTCAATAAAGACCAGCAGCCCCGCCAGCCACGGAACCGCCTTCATGACCGCGCTTCCGAAGGCCGCGCCCCAGCTGGCTCCGGCGGTCGAGCCCGCCGCTGCCGCTTCCGCGGCCCCCGTCGCCGCGCTTACGCCCTTAAAGGCCTTCACGGCCTCGATCTGCAGCAGGATGCTCCCCAGCTGCCCGGCCACGGCTCCCAGCTTCGCCAGCAGCCAGACCCCGAAGATGGCCTCAAAGGCGCCCTTCACGGCCTCCTGGTTATCCACCATCCACTGCAGGCTGTCCGCCAGGCTCACCAGAATATTCCCGATGGCCCCGGTCAGCGGGTCGTCGCTCTCCTGCAGTCCTTCGCCCACGTCCCGGAGGATCCCGATGCTTTCCCGGATGATGTCCGCTAACTTGGTGAAGAACTCCTCCACGTTGGTCCGGATCTTCTCCAGCGCCGCCTCCCGCCCGCTGTCGTCCGTGGCGTTCAGGTAGTCCGCGATCCCGTCCAGCGTTCCCTCCACGTTCACCAGCAAGTCCAGACTCACCTGGCCAAAACCTGCCGCGAAGTTGTCCTTGATGGCCTGCCATTTGGTCTCGATGCCGTTGATCTTGATCCACAGCTCGTCCATGGTGGCCAGCTCCTCGCTGCTCATGCCGTAGCCGCTCTGGTCCCCGTTGTAAGTGCCCAGCTTCTCCTTGACGTGCTCCCAGTCGTTAACCAGGTCCATGACCTTGGTGCTCTTCTTTTCCCCGAAGATCTGCTCATAGATCGGGGTCATGTTCACGCCCTCTTTGGTCATGTAGCTCAGCTGGTCCATGACGGCCATGGCATAATTCCAGTCGCTCTTGAAGTTCACGTCGCTAATGCCCACAAGCTCCGTGATTTTCTTGCCCTTGCCTCCCAGCACGATCTTGCTCACCGCGCTCTGCAAGTCCTCAAAGCTGTTTGCGCTGTCGCCCACGGCCCGGGCGTACTGCTGGATCGTCTGGGCATCCGTGCCCCAATAGGACGCGATGTCCGTCCAGTTGTTGGCCTTCGCCGCCGTCTCGCTGATCAGCCCCCATAGCTCGCCCACAGCATCCGTCACCGCGTCGATCATCCCGGTGAAGATGTTCTCGATGGCCCCGCTCACGCTCTCGCCGGCGTCCCCGATGCTCCCCAGGGCGTCCGCCACGGATTTGGTGGCCACGGTGGCCGCCGCCGCGTCGGTGCTTACGGTGCTAAACCCGCTGCCGACGCCCTCCAGGTCGTTCTTCATGTTGGCCAGGGTGGTCCGGGCGTTGTTTAACTTCTGCTCCCACCGCGCCACCTCGGCCCCGTTGTCCCCGTACTCTTCCTTCGCCGCCGCCAGGGCTTCCCGCAGGGTCTGGACGATCTTCTCCTGCTCCTTGATCTGCTCCTTCAGGCTCTTGACCTTGGCCTCGTTCTTCTGCTGGGCCGTGGCGTTTTTGCCCATCTCCGCGGTCTCGGCCTTCAGGGCGGTCTGCAGGGTCTTCAGGTTCCGCTGCGCCTCCTTAATGGCGGCGTTGTACTGCTTTTCACCGCTAAGAACGATCTCCTGTTTAATCTGCTTTCCGCCTGCCATGTTCTCCGTTCCTCCCTGCCGCATCCGCCCCGGTTTCGTCCACCCGGTCAGGGCGTGCCGTTTTTGCCCGTTTTTGGCCCTTCTTGGCCCTTCCGCCTTCCGGCCGTCCATTTACTCATCCGGAGGCCCGGAAGCCCGTCAGGCCAAAACCTCCGCAAAGCCGGAGCCCTTCCGTCTTCCGTCTTTCCGCTGCGAATCATCCCAGCAGATTCCGCTCCAGCCTGGCCCCGGCCAGCTTCGCGTCATATCTTAGCCGCATCATGTACATGTCCAGCACGTACCCGATGAGCATATCCTCCGCGTCCTCGTGCGATATCCCGGCGATGAGGGCAAATCCGTAATATTCCCGGACCCGCCGCCCCCGCCGGTTCACCCGTTTTTTTCTTCATACTCCGCCGCCAGGGCGTCCTGCGGCTCGTCGTCCGCTTCATTCCCCCCGACGGTCTCCGCGTGCATGGTCTCGTCCATGGCGTCCCGCAGTGCATGGGCCACCCGGTCCAGGTCGCCCAGCGTGCAGTCGTCCAGCACGTCCTCCGGCACGTCCATGGGCTTCTTCTCGCTCTTCCGCCCGGCGTTGGCCATGATCCGGAACATCTTTTTCACCATGCTGATCTTCCGCTCTTTCCGGAACTTCTTCAGCGCGTCCTTCAGGTCCCCGAACTCGTTCTCGATCTGCTCGCTGGCCCACAGGGTCATCCGCAGGTTGTACTCCACGCCCTTGATCGTGATCCTTGCCATTTTCCTGTCCTCCTGTCCTTGTTCGCCATACTAAAAAAAGGCCGGAAGGCCTCAGCCCTCCGGCCATCTCGTGCGCGGTGCGCGAGGCGCTTGCGCCCGCGGTGCGTGCGCGATTCCTTGCTCGTGCGCGGTGCGCGAGGCCGGCGCCGGCCTCAGGTAGCGTGCGCGGTTCCGCTTATCAACCGCTGATCCCCGCGTGGCCCTTCAGCCAGGCGATGGCGGCGCTCTCGGTCATGCCGTCCTTGTGCGCGTAGAAGCAGACCTTGCCGTCCGCCGCCAGCTGCACGCCCACGCCGTCGCCGCTGATGCTGTCGTGCCCGAAGGCCGTCCGGTCGCGCCGGGTCTCCGCGCTGATCCCCTGGTGCGCGAACTGGGTCTTATAGATCCAGTAGCCCTCCCAGGTGATGTTGCCCTTGAACCGGTTCGCCATCAGGCATCCGGCCCCCACGAAGGGCGGGTCGCTCTCCGTCAGCTGCATCTCGCCGTCGGCGCCCTCTTCCAGTCCCAGCACGTCCTTTTTGATCTGGGCGTTGTTGTTGACCAGCTCCAGCACCATGGTCACCGCGGTGGGGATCTTCTCGCTGTCGATCAGGTGCCCGTCCGCGTACTCCTTCTCGTCGGTGCGCTCCTCGTTGATGTCCACCTTGGCCAGGTAGTCGTCCATCATCACGCCGCCCGTGTAGACGATCGCGGAGCCGTCACCGCCGCTGGAATACTTAGCATAAGTAAATTTCTTGCATGTGGTCTTGGCCATCTCTCATGGTCCTCCTTATCCGTTTAATTCCTCCACCAGGCGGTCGCTTTCCGCTTGCATAGCCTGGGTGATGATCTCCTCGGCCTGGGTGTCGCCTGTGATGAACTTATCCCCCCGCAGCCGCCGGCCCCGGCCGTAGTTCAGCACGTAGGCCTTCGTCGCGTTCCGGACGCCCTTGTGGTCCTCTCCCAGGGGATAGACGTCCTGGGCGCCGCCGCCCAGCCATTCCCGGTATTCATTCCGGCCGATGCTGGCCAGCATCTCGCCCGTGGCCCTCCGGCTCCTGCCGGGGCTCCCGTGGCCGGCGTTCTCCGTCTGGGCGGCCATCCGCTTCTCCGCGGCGGCGCTCCCGGCCTCGACGATCTGCTTGATCATCGGCCGGCCCATCCGGTTCAGCTGCCCTTCCAGCAGCTCAAACCCGTTCACCCGCACGGTCGCCATCAGCTTTTTCCCTCTCCGGTCTCCGTCCCCGGGTCCGTCTCCGTCCCCTGGGGCTCCTCTTCCTCGTCCTCCTCCAGCGGGGCCCACATAGTCACCCGCCAGCGCCAGACGATCTTGTCCAGGTCATAAATGTAGTTCCGGCTGATCAGCTTCCACCCGGCGTCATACTCCGCGCCGAACCTCCGCAGCACGGCCTGCACTTTCCGCTTGATCCGGCTCCCGTGGTTCCCGCTGCAGAGCCAGACGTCCGCCGCCAGCACCTGGTCGATCATGTTCCCGTCGGCCCATTCGCTGTTGTCTTCCGCCGTCAGCTCCACCGCGCCCCAGTCCTCCGGCCGGTCGGTTTCCAGCACGTCCCGGTCGAAGGTGACGCCGGGCACGCCGTCGTTCAGCTGGTCGATCAGCTCGTCGATCAGGTCATGCTCGTCCATCTTACACTCCTCCTCCGGTCACGGCCCGGCACCTCAGCCGCATGTAGTCCAGCATGTAGCCCAGGTGGTTCACTTCCAGGATGCCGTAGACGATGCCCCCGTGGCGCACCCGCCAGGTGGTGTCGATGCCCTCCCGCCATCGGATGGTGAAGGTCACCACGTCCTCCGCGTTCACCGCGTGGGCCGCGTAGAACTCCCGGCCGCTGACGTCGCTTTTGGCCGCCGGCACGGTGGCGACCTCCACCCATTCGGTGGCCCGCCGCCGGTGCTCGCCCTCGGTGGTGTCCGGCCGGATCAGGGTCACCGTCTGCCGGAGGTCTCCCGCTTTGATCCTGCTCATCCTCCACCGCCCTTCCGCAGCGCGTGCACGCTGGTCACGATGTACACCGGCACGGCAGCGTTGGGATCCGCGTTTCCGCGGTTGTCATACATCCAGGCCGCCAGGTTGCAAACCCAGAACTGCCATAGATCGCTGTTCTCCTGGTTATTGACTCCGGCTGCCTTGTACCACTCCACGGCCGCGCGGTAGCACATTTCCAGCACGGCATCCGGCGTATCCGGATCGGCTCCGGCAAACCGGCGCACCTTGTCAATCATGCTATCGGCCATGGTCTCACTCCTGTCTTATTTCTTCGCCGCGGCCTTTTTTGTCTGTCCGGCTTCCGCCTTTTCCTCCAGCGCCTTCAGCCGCTTTTCCATTTCCCGGATCTTCTCTTCCAGTTCCTGGATCTTCTCCTTGCTCCGCATCTTTGGCCTCCTGTTAAACAGCCCGGCGGGCCTTAAACCCCGCCGGGCTGTTTCCGGTCTTTTTACAGGGCGATGTTCCGCCGCACCATGGCAGCCGCGTCGAACTTGCTCACGCACATCCGGCTGATGCCGCGGATCTCGGTGGAGTCGGTCGCCCAGGCATTGCCGCCGATGTCGGTGGACGCGATCTCGAAGCCGTCCTTCTGGAACAGGGTGGCGAACTCGCGGCCGTCGCCGATGAAGATCTCCGCGGGGGTTCCGGTGCCGGTGCCGTTGGGCAGATAGGCGTCGGCCACCACGTGCACGGGCCGGCCCAGGATCCGCATCTCGGTGGCGTTGGCCGGGTTGGGCTGCAGCAGGCCGCGGCCCTGGTCATCCACGATCTGGTCGATGGCGTCAAAGGCGCTCTGGCTGCAGATGATGACGCTGGAGAGGCTGATCGCCGGGTCCAGGGTCTTGTTCAGGGCGGTCTTGAAGCCGTCGATGGCGGTCTTGCCGGTGCCGCTGGGCACGATGGTGGAGGCCGTCAGGGTCTTCAGGGCCGCGATCAGCAGCGCGTTCTCGGTCAGCACCTGCTTCCGGGCGAACCAGCGGGACAGGTAGGCCATCAGGCCGGCCACTTCGTCGCTCAGCAGCTCGTTGGAAACCGGCAGCCGCAGGGCGTACTTGTCCAGCGTGAAGGGAACCTTCACGAAGGCGGGCTGGTCGTCGGTGGGGATGGTGCCCATCTCGTTCACCAGCGTCATGCCGGCGGTGGGCGCGGTGTCAATCACGCGCCAGCCGGTGAAGCTGTTCACGGTCTCGACGTTGAACAGCGCGGACAGGGGGTTCAGCTGGCGCTTCAGCTCGCGGATCTGGTGATCCATGTCTTCAGGCACCAGGAAGCCGCCGTCGGTGCCGGCGGGGTTGCCGCCCTCTTCGGTCAGCGCGTCGTACAGGATCTTCACCTTCTCGTTGCCCATGCCGTTCCGGGCGTTCAGGCCGTGCTTCATGGCGTACGCAAAGGCGCGCGCGTACTCGTTGCTCTTGCGGATCTCGTTCATGGTTTTCTTTTCCTCCTTTTTCTCCTCGGGGTTAATGGGGTTCAGCCGGCCTTCCGTGCCGGCCTTCTCGCTGTTGTAGCTGTCCTGCAGCGCGGCCATGCGCTTCTGCATGTCCGCGATGTCGGCCTGCTGCTTCTCGATCTCCGCCAGGGGAATCGTGGTATCCAGGGCGTCCTTCGCCAGCGCGGCGCTCTTCGCCCGGATCTGCGCCCCCAGGGCGGTGATCTGGTTCATGATCTCGTGCAGCTTCACTCTGTTCTCCCTCCATTCCGCGCGCAGCATGCGGGGCCGGCGCCGGCCTCAGGTTGCGCGCGCCTGTCTTACTGCTGCCATTCCAGCCCGGCCAGGATGGCGGCCCGCCGGGCGATGTCCGTCCGGATCGCGTTCTCCGCGTCCTTCTCCGGGTCCGGCTCCTCCGGATCGTTCGTCTCCTCCGGCTCTTCCTCCGGGTCTTCCGGGTCGTCTTCCTCCGGATCCGCGCCGGGGTCATCCCCCTGGGCGGCATCCTGCCCGGCGTTTTCCGAATTTTCCCCGGCTTCTTCCTCTGTTTCGTCCGGGTTTTCCGGCTCCTCCGGCTCTTCCTCCGGCGTCTCCTCGGGCTCTTCCTCCGGCTCCTCGTTCTTCTTGCCGCGGCTCGCTTCCCACCGGGCGCACATTTCCCGGATACTCTCCGGCGTGGCCCTGGTCAGCATGCCGCTCCCGGCCATGGCGGCCGCGCGGATCTCCCCGCCGTAGATGCCGTCCGCGAATCCCTCGTCCACGCAGGTCTGCGCGCTCATCCAGGTCTCGTTCTCCAGCATCCGCTTCAGCTGGTCCCGGCTCTTTCCGGTCCGCTGCTGGTAGGCGGTGATCAGGCCCTCGGTGATCTCGTCCAGGGTCTTTGCGGTCTTCCGCATCTCCCGGGCGTCGCCCATGGCGATGCTCCACGGGTTGTGGATCATCATGTAGGCCACCGGGCTGATCAGGATCTCGTCCCCGGCCATGGCCACCACGCTGGCCGCGCTGGCCGCCAGGGCGGTGATGATCACGGTCACCTTTCCCAGGCCGTTCATGCTGTGCTCCTTCAGCGCGCTGTAGATCTCCGCGCCGGCCATCACGTCCCCGCCGGGGCTGTTGATGTGCACGGTTACGTTCTTCAGGCCCTTCAGCGCCTTTTTAAACTCCCGGGAGCTGGTCTCGTCGCCCCACCACGCTTCCTCCGCGATGGGTCCCTCGATGTCCAGCACGCCGTCCCCGGGCGTCTCTGCGTCCGGAATCAGGTTCCAAAATTTCAAGGCTCCTTATCCTCCTTTCCCTCAGATTCGCCCGCGGGCTCTGCCGGCGCCGCCTGGCTGCCCAGCAGCTGCTCCGGATGCTCCACCGCGATCCGCAGCGGGATCAGGTCCCGGCTGCTCATCAGCAGGTCACCCACCGGATCCGGCGGCAGTCCCAGCTCCGCCCGCACCTCGTTCGGCTTCCGCCATCCGCCGCGGATGGCCATCTGGTTCCGCTCGGCGGTGGTCTTCACGTCCGTCCGGGTCAGCGTGTTGACGTCAAAGCGGAACCGGTAGCCCGCCGCGTAGTCCTCCGGCGTGATCAGCTTCCGGTTCAGCTCCTCCTCCCACTGCTCCACGATCGGCGTGATCGTCAGCTGCAGGTATTCCATCATCTGCTGCTCGGCGGTGCCGAAGCTGGTGTCCGTGTAGTCGCCCAGCAGGTGCGGGGGCAGGTTGTACACCGTGGCCACCCGGTTCCTCGTGATCCGCTCCACATCCAGCAGCTGGGCGTCCACCGGGCTGCTGGAAAAGTTGGTAGCGGTCATTCCGCCTTCCAGGATGACCACGCTCCGCCCGCTCTTCTCGTAGGTTTCCAGGAAGCGCTCCACGGCTTCGTCCTTCTGCTCCTGGCTCAGGCCCACGGAGGGGATGGTCAGCGCCACCCCGTGGTTCACGCCGTCCAGCTGGTCCAGGCTCATGGCCTTGACCTGGGTGTCGTAGTCCAGGCTCTTCCGCAGCACGTCGATGGGCCGGATCCCCTTGATCCCGTTGGCGCTCATGTGCCGCAGGTTGATCACCAGGAAGCCCGGCGCCAGCGCCTGCTTCCCGTCGTCCATCGTGATGGCGTACCAGATGCTCCCGTCCTCCGGGTCCACCTGGGGCGTCACCTTCAGGGGGTTCAGGATGTCGAGCCGTACGGTCTGGCCGAAGTTGTCCAGGATCTTCAGCGCGTAGGCGTTGCCCTCGGTGTTCCGCATGACCTCCATGGTCTGCCGCCATCCAAAAGCCGTGAAGTTCGGGTGGGGCTCCAGGTTGATCAGCCGCTCCATCGGGTGGTCCCGCTGGATCTCATATCCTTTGTAGTAGTGGATCGGCATCGCCGCGATCGTGTTGCTGATCCTCGATACCGCGGCGTAGATGGCCTCGTTGCCCTGAATGGTGGCGTCCGCCCGCGGCCGGTTCAGCGTCCGCAGGCTCCGCGTGGTCCGGACGCTGGGCTTGTCCCGCGCCTGCGCCTTGGCTCTCCTGAAGGGGTTCTTCATCCTCTCACCTCCAAATAAAAAGCCCGCAGCATCCATCAGGATGCTGCAGGCCCGCGCGCCCATGCGCGCTTCCTCATCGTCTCCGTTTTCCAAGCTCCACCACGCGGATGGCCGGCGCGATGTAGTCCGTCCCCGCCGGCTGCTTCTGCATCCTCACGCAGTGCGCGTCCAGCCAGGCCATGAAGCCGTCGATCTTCCGGAACTTGTTCCTTTTCATCGGCATCCAGTTCTCCTTGTCCAGGTGCCGGCGCTCCCCGGATATCCGCACGTTGTCGGTGTACCAGGTCAGCATGGGGTCGTTGTTGCTGACCACCTGCCCGGCCAGGAGCATTTCCTTGATGTCCTTCATGGGGTCGTTCAGCGTGATCGGTCCCTGACGCACCACCTGGCAGTCGAAAGCCTGCACGCTCTTCCCGTCGATCTTTCCGCCCACCTCCAGCATCTGCCGGAGCCGGGTGGCGTTGGCCGGGTCGTATCCGATCGTCACGATCTCATACAGCCAGCTCTGCTCCGCGAACCAGCGGTAGACGTCCTCCTGCTGCACGTATTCCCCCGGCACAATCGTCAGGTACCCCTGCAGGGCCAGCCCGTAGTAGTCGATCTTCTCCTGGTCCAGATCCACCTTCCGCTGCGGGACCCAGCTGTGGAGCAGTACGAAGCTCTTCCCCCCGTCCAGCGGGAACTCCAAAGCGGCCGCCGTGAAGTCCTCCCGGTTGGAAAGGTCGAACCCCCCGTAGCATCTCCGCCCCAGCAGGCTCTCCGGATCGATGGTCTCCCGGTTCCGCCGGATCACCTCCGGCTGCACAAAGGCCATGTCGTCCGCGTTCACCATGATGTTCAGCTGCTTGCAGATAAAGTCCGCCCGCTCGCTGGGGATCAGCTTGTTCCGCTCCCACTTCTCCTTCAGCTCTTCCAGGTGCAGCGTGTACCCCAGGCCCGGGTTCGCCTTGATCCAGTTCCGGGTGTCCTCGATGTCGTCCGTTGCGTCCAGCTCCGCGATGTACGCGAACATCCGGTCCGCCACGTCCGCCTTCAGGGTCCCGTTCATGGCGTCCGTGAACTGGTCGTAATAGTAGGCGAGGGGCCCGTCGATCACGTTGCCCATGGTGGTGATGTAGAGGATCAGCGGCTGCGTCCGCTTGATGGTCTTCCGGGCGATGATGTTGATCAGCTTGAAGTCCCGGTACTCGTGGATCTCGTCAAAGATCGCCAGGTGCGGGTTCAGGCCGTCCAGCCGTTTGCTGTCGCTGCTCCGGTGCCGGATCCTGGCGTTCATCTTATCGTAGTAGACGCCGTCCCGCAGCGTCCGGAACCTGGACGCCAGGGCAGGGGAGTTGTCGATCTGCCCCTTGCACTCCTCAAACACGATGCCCGCCTGGTCTTTACTGTTGGCCAGCAGGTAGACGTCCGCGCCCCGCTCGCCGTCCTTGCAGGCGGCGAAGGTCGCGTTCCCGGCCACCATGGTGCTCTTGCCGTTGCCGGATCCGACAATGATCAAACCTTCCCGGAATCTCCGGAGCCCCGTCTCCCGGTGCACCCATCCGTAAAGGTTGCACTCAATGAAACACTGCCAGCCCATCAGGGTCATCCGGTCGTAGTCGCCCTTCGTGGGCCTCAGGAACTTTTCGATAAAGTCCACCGGCCGGCTGGCCTTGTGCTCGTCAAAGACCCAGGGCCAGTTCCCGTCCCACATCTCCGGCCGCGCCGGATCCTGCCCGGCCCGCGCCAGGTCATCCAGGAACCGCTGGCAGGCCTTCGTCACCTTTTCGCCCATCCGGATCCGGCCGGCGGTCACGTCCTTCGCGTATCCGATGGCCCGCGCCACCGCAGTGCTTTCCTCCGTCCGGGCGGCGTTTTTCGCCCTCCCGGTTCCGCGCTCCGGGGGCCTTGCATTTTGCGGCCGTTTTTTGGCTCTCTCAGCGCTTCCGGATGTCCGCCGGGTATTGTGTCGCCCGCTGGCCGTCAGGCCACCGGGCGCCCCCGCGCCGGCAGTCCGCGGGGCATTAGTCGGGGAAGCTGTCAAAGTCGTCGTCAAGATCGACGGAGGCCGCCTTCCGTCCGTTGGGTGTCAGCTGCAGCTCGTTGAGCAGCTTCCGCTGGCTCTCCACAAAGCTCCGCAGCTGGGCCAGGCTCTTGTTGTCCTGCCAGTAGGTCTGCCGGCCGTTCCGGACCTCTTTCCCGACGCTCCGCTCCGCGATATCCTTCCGCAGCACAACCTTGATCTGCTCCGCGTAGGCCACGTCCGCCACGATCATCTGATCCGCGTCCGTGATGCCACCCGGCCGCCGCTCGCAGGCGTCCACCAGCCGCCCATACATCCGCCGGGCGGTGGGATCCGTGATCCACTCCCAGTGCTCCTTCTTCAGTCCGCTGTTCATCCTGTCCTGTCCTCCAGTTTTCCGCGGGGTAGGGTAGGGGAGGCCTTAAACCTTAATCACCCGCATGGTGTGCGCCCCCTGCCGCGCCGTCGTCTTCCGCTTGGCCTTGCTTCGCTTCTCCGGATGGTGCTCCTCGTGGCATTTCGCGCAAAGGCTCCGCAGGTTGTCCATCACCAGCTCCAGGTCCGGCCGCTCGCTCCGGGGGATGATGTGGTGCACCATCACGGCCCGCCGTGGCTTCCGGATGATCCCGGCCCGGAACTTGTCCATGCAGTCCTGGCACATCCCGCCATCCCGCTGCAGCGCGTCCATCCGGATCCTTTTCCACTCCTTAGAGTGATAAAAGGGATCGCTTTCCTTGTAGTCCTTCATCCTGTCCGCCTCCGTCAAAAACGACCCCGGGGCGGTCCCCGCCACGGTCCGTACCCCGGTATCGCTCCGCCTGGCCAGGATCGTGGCAAAGTCCGTCACGGATGCCGGCGCGGTGCTACGCGCCGTCCTCCCGTCTTCGCTCCCCGGGCTTTTCCCGCGGGTGCCGGTCCGGGCGGGACGGTGTGTGCATGATCTCGCGCTTGCGCCCTTCCGGCGTTCCCTCCGGGATCCGGCGCGCCGGGACAGGTCGGTGCGCCGGGCCAAAAGAAAAAGGCGCCCGCGGCGGCCGCTCGGTCCTGGGTGGGGGTAATGTCACCCGGCCGGCGATCCGTCCTCCGTTCGCCTCACTTTGACAGCATGAACTTTACCATGGGCCCCGCGTTCCTTCAAGGGTTCTACATGTAGGGAACATGCGCCCAGCACGTTCCCACAGGTTCCCGCACGTTCCCACAGGTTCCCACAGGTTCCCGCACGTGACCACACGTTCCCTCAGGTTCCCTCGTGTTCCATCCGCGCTCCTCCGTGTATACTCCTTCTTATTATATGCCCGCCAAAAACACAAAAAGGGCGGAGCCCCTGCCCAGGCTCCGCCCTTTTTCCTTTTCCCTTAAAAGTCCACCTCGTCGCCCCGCATCCACGCCTCGTTCGGATCGACGCCCTGCTTCTCCGGGTCGTTGCTCCGCCATCTTGTGCAGAAGCTTCCCTCCTGGAACTTCTCGCAGGTCCGCCGCGCCGCGCAGGTGCAGCAGTCCGGGCTCTGGGCCCGCTCTTGCTCGATGTTCCTTCCGGCTGTCGGTTTCAGCCTCATTTTCCCGTCCCTCCCTTCTCTCTCAGATACCACGCCGGCAGCGTGCTGTCCACCCGGACCGGGTCCAGCATGTCCAGCAGCTGCTCCGCGGCCCGCTTCGTTTTCCGGACGTATCCCGCGGTGTACTTCTCTTCCCGTGCGATCTTCGGCGTGTCCCAGCCCCGGGCGTAGTAGTCGAACAGAATCTTTCCCTCCAGGTCCGGCACCATGTCCATCAGCGCCCGGGTGGCCATCTTCTCCACCTCGGCCCGCTCCTGCCGCGCGGTTTTCTCCCGCTCAAGCGCGTCGATCTCCGCGTAGATCCTGCCCGTCTTATCCTTGTCTCCGCTCCCGCGGCTGCCTCCGTTCGGGTCGGCCTGCGGCGCGCTCAGGCTGGTCAGCACGTCCTGCCACTGGTCGATCCGCTGCTGCAGCCGCTCAATGTCATTCCTGGCCGCCCGGCACCTCTTCAGGATTATGATCGCTTTCATCTTCAGGCCTCCCCCATGCTCCCGTTATTCGCCAATGTCGAATCCCTGGATCATCATCACCAGGGCCGTCACCTTCCGGTACCAGTCCCCGATCACTTCCGCGGAGATGGTCACCGTCTCTTCTCCGTTCTCGTTGGCGTCCTTCCATATCCGCCGCAGGTCGGAAGCGGTCCGCCCGGCCCCGTTAATGGCTCCCACCAGATCCTTCACCTTGAGCCCCATCTGCTTTTCCTCCTCGTTCTTGTCTCAGCCCTCAGAAGGGCAGATCCTCCGGATCCTCCACCTGGGTCATCCCTGTCTCCGGATCCACCGCCGGCGCCGCAGCCGCCCCGCGCTCCGGAGGCGCGTCCGCGTCCGTGGGCTCGCCCTGGGCGGCGCCTTGCCCGCTGCTCAGGAACTCGACCTCGTCCGCGTTCATCTCGATCTGGCCCTTCGCGGCCCCGTCGTTCCCGATCCAGGCATGGGCCACCGGCTCGCCGATCACGCAGACCTTCCGTCCCTTCCGCAGGTACTTCGCACACGTGTCGCCCAGCCCCCGCCAGGCCGTCACCCGCACAAACTCCGCGTCCGGCTGCCCTTCCTTCGGCCGCTTCTTCCGGGCGGCCACCGTAAACCGGCACCAGTTGATCCCGCTCTCCGTGGCCCCCGTCTCCGGATCCCGCACCAGGTTTCCAATGATGATGTAGTGGTTCATGCTCTCTCCTCCATTATTCCAGGTTGATCATCTCGTCATACAGTTCCCGGGTTCTCTCTCCGTTGTTGTATCTCCGTTCCAGCTGCGTCATAATCGACAGACCGAAGAACCCGGTGGCCGGATCAAGTAGTCTTCTGTATAGGTCCATTGTCATGTCCAGGTTCGCCTTCGCCCGGCCCCAGTCCATCGGATCCACCTCTTCTGCTTCCGGCTCTTCCTCCGCTTCCGGCTTCTCCGGCTTCCCGGCCTGGTCGATCAGCTCCGCCAGCTTCCGGCAGCACTCCCGGCATACCTCATACCTTGCCGTTCCCAGCCCGCTCTCCTCGTGCTGGATCTCCACGGTGAACATCTCCCCGGCCGGGATCAACCCGTCGCACGCGTCACAGTATCTTTTTACCATATTGTACCATCCTTTCCAGGTCCTCAGCGACCGGCAGCACGGCCACCCGGATGCTGTCCGCGGTGATCTCAATGTAGCTGCTCCGTGTGCAGTCCGCGCCGTCCAGCGCCTCATCCATCACCATGATCTCGCTCCGGGTGCCGCAGTATTGGCACCGGCCGCTCCCGTCCGGCGGCGCTCCGCAGTTCCTGCAGTTCCCCTTCTTCACAGCGTCACGTCCTTCCCGTGGAGCAGCTGGCTGGCGGCGTCCTTATACTCGCATTTCCGGAAGGGGCTGTCCCCCTGCTGGATCGCCGTCGGCGCTGCCGTCTCCAGCAGCGCGTCCCGGAGCTCGCAGTGGTCGATCTCGTTCCCCTCCCGGATGCACATAATACACTCGCTCAGCATCGCCGCCTCGCAGATCGTCCCCAGGTGCTTGTCCGTGATCAGCACCTGCCGGGGCATCCGGATCGGCCCGTCGATGTGCAGCTCGTAGTGCCCGTGGTGGGCGTAGGCCGTGTAGTATTCCTCCCGGCTCGCGGGCATGGTCCGCAGCAGCGCCTCCTGGATCCGGTCGATCAGCACGGTGGCCAGCCGGATGTCCCGCCAGACCCATTTCCCCGCCAGCTTCGCCCGCTCCCGGCAGGCCGGCCCGTTCCGGAGCAGCGTATTCCGTAGCACCATCAGGTTCAGCATAAACTCGTTTTCCCGTTTGTTCGGCTTGCTCTTCAGGTGCTCCGGGATCTCCGTCTCCTCCGGATCCGGTTCAGCTGGCCCCGTTTCCGGCCCCTCAGGGGCGCGGGCAGCCGCGGAAGATCTCGCGATTTTTTCGCCGGAAGCCGGGGCTTCCGCCCCGGCCCGCACGCCCTCCGCTGCCGATGGTACAGTCCCTTTCCCCGGCACCGGCCGGTCCCCGAAGATCTCCCGGTGAATCTCTTCCGCCTTCCGGCGCTTCTCCTCCTCCGTCAGATGCGCGGGGACCAGCGGCCCGCGGATGGGAAGGCGGGCCTGCTGGTTGGCCTTCTCCCTGATCATCTGGTCGATCTCCCGCTTGCTCAGATTCCTCACGTCAATCGGCCCTCTCATGCCTTCGCCCTCCTCTCCATCGTCAGCCGGATATTTGTCCATCCGTTCACCATGTTCTCCACGCCGCCCAGCTGCCCCGCCGGCACGTCGTGCAGATCCTTCACCCCGCACCTCTTCAGCACGTCCTTCTTGATCGCCGCCCGGAAGATCCGCGGGCTGTCCCTGTCCGTGATCTCATACTTCCCACAGAGCTCATCCGCCCGCATCCGGATCAGCGCCTGCAGCCGCTTGACGTCCTCGTGCCGGATCGTCACCGCGGCCTGCTGCCGCTCCAGCTCATCCATCCGCCGCTGCATGGCCCCGATGATCGCCCCCAGCTGGCCGATATACTGGCCCAGCTGGGCCACGTTCGCCTGCAGTTCCGTGGCTCCGGCCCCTGCTTTGATGATCTCGCTCACAGGACCGCCCCCTCACTCCGGACCACCCCGGCCAGGGTTTCCCGCATCACCTGCAGCCAGGTCTCCATCCAGTCCAGGCAGGGCGCGATCTGCTTCTCGCCCCGCAGCACCCCGGGCGCGTCCAGGATCGGCAGCATCTCGCACTCCATGCGGAACCGGTCCGCCGCCATCTTGATCACCTTCCAGGCGGGCTCTTTCCCTTCCGGCCCTGCGGCCCGCAGCGCCTCCAGCTCCGCCTCCGCGTCGGCCGCCCGCTTCTCCGCTTCTTCCGCGGCCGCCAGCAGGTCGCCCTGGTTCCTCCGCAGGCTCTCCGCCTCACTCCGGATGCCCTCCAGCTCCTTCTCGCTGGCGTCCAGCGCCTCCTGCAGGTTGTCGATCTCCTGGGCCCGCTTTCCGTCCACCTCCCGGCGGATCTCCGCGGCCTGGTCCATCCCGGCCCGGTACCCGTTGTCCCATGCCTGGCTTCCGTCCTTCCGGCTATTCTCCAGCTCCGCCTGCAGATCCTTGACCCGCTCTTCCGCCTGCCGCTTCTGGCTGTTGAGGAAGTCAATTTTTCCCTGAAACTCCTTCCGGATATCCTGTTCCATCCCGGCGGCCTTATCCTGCAGGCCCCGCCGGTAGGCGTTCCCGGCCTCCTCGTCCATCCGCTTCTGGTAGGCGCTGATCGTGGCTTCCAGCTGGCCCTTCAGGGCGTCCCGGTCCTCTTCCGCCTTCTTCAGCGCCGCCCGGATCTCCGTGCTGGCCCCGGTCTCCTGGACCAGCTTCAGCTTCAGCGCCCGGATGCTCTCCGCGTTCTCCGCGTCCGCGGCTTCCTGGGCGGCCTTCGCCTGCCGGATCTCCTCCCGCAGCGCCTTCACAGTGGCCCCTTCCTCCGCGGCCTGGGCAGCGATCGCCTCCTGGGCATCCGCGTCCAGCCCGCTTCCCAAAAGCATCAGGGCCTTGCTCATCTCCAGCTGGGCCAGGGCGCTCCCGTCCTTGATCTCCGTCGCCGCCTTCATGCAGCGCTGCGCCTGCCTGGGCGTCAGCCCCGTGGTCTGCGTCACCCAGGTCTCCCACTGTCCGTGGGGCACCACGCCCGCCGCCTTCGCCTCGTTCAATGTGCGCCCGATCCCGATGTACCCGACGCCGATCTGCTCCTTGTAAAGGTGGATCCGCGCCTCATAGTCCGCCAGGGTCAGCGCCCTGGTCTCCGTTCTGTTCGCCAGCATCGTCATGGTCTTTTTCCTCCTGTCCTTAAAATCATTTATTCCCTCGGGTTCCGCTCCTGGCTCTCGCTTCCTCCGTGGTTTAACATCTCTTCCCGAAGCTGGCGCAGATCTGCCCGGCACCGGCTGCAGACCCAGCCGATATAGATCCGCCCGTCCACAACCCCGCCGACGATCAGCGTCCGCTCTACGTTATGACGTCCACAGACGTCACAGGTCCCGATCCGCTTCTCCGGCATGTTTCGCCCTCCCGTACCGCTCCCGGATGGCTTTCACCTCTTCATCCTCCCGCGGTTCAATCCGCTGCACCCATCCGCACCGCGGGCAGTGCCGCAGCGCAAACCCGGCAATCTGGCAGCACTCGATGATGTCCCACTCGTCCGGGCTGTTCTTCCGGATGTAGTACAGCTTCCCGCACTTCGGGCAGGGCCATCTTCTCGGGATCTTCATTTCCACTCCTCCGGCAGCTCCTCGCCGCTGACGTCCATCATCTGCTGCTCCGCTCCAGGCTTCGGCCCGCCCCGCATCTCGCTGGCCGGGATCCACAGTAGCCGGATGTTCTTCCCGTCGATCCATTTCTGCCGGGTCGGGTTTTCCTCTTTGGAGATGCCCTTCAGGATCCCGTCCGTCCGCAGGTGCTTGTATAACGCTTTCAGGGAGACCGGGAACTCCTGCCCCTGCTCCCTGCAAAGCTTCGCCACCTCGCCGAAGCTCACGTTCGGCAGCAGATAGTAATACTCGCTGTCCATGTATCCGATCATCTTCTCCGCGGGCCCGAAGGTCTGCTTCTGATCCGGCCCCAGGGTCAGATCCTTCAGCGCTGCCCGCTTACTGTTCAGCAGCTCGCCCAGCGCGTCCAGGAAGATCCGCGTGGGCTTCTCGCTCTCCATGTCCCGGGCCTGCTTCCGGCTGCTTTCCATTAGCTTTCGCCGGGCTTCCTGCAGCAGCTTCCACGCGGTGTCCGTGTCAAAAAGCCCCAGGTCTCGCATGTAGTTCAGCATCAGCCCGTACCCGATCATGATGCAGGCCACCGTCTCCGGCGCCCGATCGTGCTGCCCGCTGCTGTCCTTCCGGATGTCCTCCCGGTACTTGAGGAACATATCGTGCAGCCGCTCCGGCATGCCGTCCGCCTGCTTCAGCAGCCACAGGATGTATCCCCGCATCGCCTTCTGCAGGTACCCGCCCCGGGCCAGCTCCTGCATCTCCGTCAGCTCGTCTCCCACCGGGATGTCCCCCTTGTCAATGTCTAAGATGAAATACCGGGCCAGTCCGCTGGCGCCGATGGCCGGCAGGTCCTCGCCGGTGATAATGGCCACGCTCCGGGGCGGCGTGTTGGCCTTGATGCTGCTGTCCGCGTTCAGCCGGCCCCGGTCCACGCCGTCGCCGAAGGCCCGGCTCAGGGTCTGCGCCGTGGCGGCCATCTGCCGCTTCTCCTGCACGCTGGTCACCGGGTGATAGTCGTCCACCAGGATCGGCGCGTCCTTCACCAGGAAGGCCTTCTTCCGGATCTGGTTCCCCGTGTCGTTGAAAGATGCCGGCGGGTTTTTGGCGTGGAAGTTCCCGAAGTGGCTCATGGCCAGGGCCGCCGCCGTCGTTTTGTGGGTTCCGCTCTCCCCGTAAAGGAAGAGGGCGAAGGCCGGCGTGATATCCGTGGCCCCCAGGAACTCCCGCAGCGGGGCCAGGTACGCCGTCCCCAGCAGCGCGATCCCGATCTCCTCCTTCATCACGTCCTTGATCCGCAGGCTGGTCTTCGCCGCCTCCTGGAAGGTGATCTTGTCGAATCCAGGCGCCCCGCCGCCGTCCAGCCGGTAGGTCTTCAGCGCGTCCCCCATGTCCACCGTGACGCCCTCCATCCCGACGGCCCCGCCGTGGTACAGATAGCACCACTTGCCCCCGATCTTCCGCCAGCCGGTGTGGTTGTATTCCGTCACCCGCTTGGCCGTCATCTGGCCCACCTTCTTAATGGCCCAGGCCACCTTGCCCTTGGTAGTGCTCCCGGGCGCCAGCGAGGCGTCGAAGCCCCACTTCTCAGTCACCCAGTTCATGTTGTCCAGCTCCGCGGCCCGGATGGTCACCCGCCCCAGCTTCCGCCCGTGCTGGTTCCATCCGTCCAGCACGAAGTTCAGGCTGGTGTTCACCCCATCGTCCCTTGTCAGCTCCATCCGCGGAATGACCACAAAGTCGCACAGGGCCTTGCTCTCGTTTCCGCTCTCCTGGGCGATGCACCCGCCGGAGACCCCGTAGCCCTTCACCGCGGCGTACAGCCGCTCCGCCTGCTCCATCGGCGTCAGCCAGAAGGGCACCGCCTCCGGGTCGAAGTCCTTGGTGGCCGCCATCTGCCGGGCCAGCGCGTCCATGGCGTCCGTGTCTCCCAGGATCGCCACCATGTCGCTGATATCGCCCTTCTCCGGCAACTCCGCGCAGGCTTCCTTCAGGTCCACCAGCCGGATCCGCTTCGCGATCCCCCGAAGCTTCAGCGCCACGTCGTAGGCGTGGTTCTGGCCCGTGTACTCGTTGCCCTGGCCATCGTTGTCCGGGAGGATGATCACGTCCGCCCCGGCCAGGATCCGGCTGTATCCGTCCCGCCATTTCCCGGCGCCTCCGGGGTTGCAGGTGGCCGCATGCCCCAGCCGCTCCAGGGTCTCCACGTCCTTCTCGCCCTCGACGACGAACACAGGCTTCCCCTCGCTGATCGCCTTGATCACCTGCGGCATCCGGTACAGCGTGTTGTCCCGGATCTCCGCCGGCACGCTGTTGACGTATCCGGCCCGGTTCGCCTTCGGGTCCGCCGGATCGTACCGCCGCTGCCGGAAGGTCTTCCCGGGCTGCCCGTCCAGGTAATGCAGCCGCACCACCTGGAACAGCTCCTTCCCGTCCTCGTCCGTGTAGCTGTACACGGCGTCCGGGTGCTCCCAGTCCGGCTTCAGCTGATCCTTGTCTGCGGATCCTCCGGTCTCTTTCAGGCTCGCGGTTTTCTTCGCTGGTGCCACCGTGTGCACCGTCACCCCGGAGATGATCTCCCCGGTTTCCGGATCCACCGTCTCCCCAGGCTCTGCCGGCGCGTCGGCGTCCGTGGGCTCATCCCTCCGCTGCGCTTTCGCAGCGGATCGGCCCCCGCGCTGCGATCTCGCAGCAGGCCGGGCCGGATCCGGGTTCACGATCAGGTCCCGGGCCGTGATCCCCAGGGCGGCCATCACCGCATCGTTCCCACATCCGGCATGGCAGCAGAGGTATATCCGCTCCCGCCCGTCCCGCGGGCTCTCCTTCGCCGTCACCGTCAGGCTGGCGGTCCGGTCCTGGTGGGCCGGGCACCGCGCCGTATATTCGCCGCTGCTGTTCGGACCGCTCACGTGATCCAGCATCCCCAGTATCTGCTTCAGATCCATCCCGCGGCCCTCCTTTCTTCCTGTCCTCTCAAGTGCTGCATGGCCTGTCACGGCAGCGCCTTAATGCAGCGGCGCCTGTTACTTCAAGTCGTCCAGTTCCTGCTTCTTCCTCTTCGCGATGACCTGGAGGATCGCGTCCAGCCCTCCGCTCTTCCTCTCAACTTCCGCCTTGATCTTCTCCGCCTTCCTCATCCCTTCGCCGATCGCCGCCGCCTGCTGCAGGATGGAGCAGACCTCGTTATCCGTGCAGAAGAACTTGGCCAGCTCTATGGTGTTCATCCCGTTCATGCACTCCGCGGCCGGATCTCCGTCCAGAGTGGTCAGCAGGACAAACCCGTCCACCTGGATGCCCTTCTGCAGTGTCTCCGGTACGTCAAATTCCGGGTTGTGGCTCTCCACCCTGATCGTGTACTTCCGTTCCATGCTCCTGTCCCTCCTTGCGCTCCAGTATCCCGGTCAGCTTCCAGGCCAGCCAGTCTATCCGTTTATCGTGTTGATTCTCTAAGTGATCCCAGTAGACGACCGGCTTGTAGCAATGATTCATCGCCGCCTGCCTGTCAAGCCCCTTTTCCATGGCCTCTCTGATCAGCATGATCAGCAGCTGGCCTCCGGTGTCGTTTTCGTGCAGGCCTTTCCACATCTCAAAGTCCATCAGCAGATCTCCAGGTGCTCCAGGAACACCATGGCCTCCTCAATGTGCCGGTCCATCTCCCCGGCCAGTGCCAGATCCGCCCGGTCGTCGGCCTTTTCATCCTCGCCGCCCAGCACCGCCGGCGCGTACTTCACCAGGCTGTGCGCCCCGTTGGCCACGCTGCGAAGGCCCTCCTCCGGTACCTTCCCGCGCCCCTTGCAAATGAACCCGTACACAAACGCCAGGTTGTCGATCAGTCCCTTGTACACTATTACCCCTCCTGTCCTGGTCAGTACGTAAAGCCAACATAGACCAGACGGTCCGCGCTGTAGAAGTTGGACCGGCCGCAGTCCTCGTACTGGTCGCACTCATACTTCGTCTTTCCGCCCTGCCGCATCCAGCCCCC